GAAACTGATTTTTTTCATTTTAATATCAGCCTCAGCCGCCGCTTTAGATATCTTAGCTAATTGGTCAGGTTGCATATTTAAAGTACTCGCCAATTGTTTCATTCGTCGAATACTACCCGGAGCAATTCTAATATTACCTTTAGCATCTAATTCAGTCAATGATTTACCCATTTCACCAATTGATTTAGCAAACTGTTCAGGGTCATTCATTGACATATTCATCAATTTAAGTGGGTCAAGTAAAGCACTTTGTGTTACACCTAATCTTTGGAATGATGCGGCCATTTCAATAGCACCTTCAGGGTCAAATGCTTTTTCAACTGAACTCATAATTGTCGCCATATCAACACGTAATACTGATGTAGTTGCCGCCATTTTAGCTAAACCTTCCACACCACCTTTAAAATTATGAGTATCTAATTTATCTAAGTTACCCATTACTTGTTCTGATACCGCCTGAACTGAAACACCCAATTTTCTTGACGTGTCTAATATCGCCTGAGTTTGGTCCGCAATGTTATATAAGTTAACACCGGCTTTAACAAAACTATCAACCATAGTTGAAGCTTCTTGACCTGTTACTTTAGCACCAACAACTAAATTTTTAAGATAATCATCAGCAATTGAAATGTTTTGAGACGTTGTTTTAACAATACCTGATTGTAAATTTAAAATGGTTTCTGCAACAACTTCATTTTCACTTTTAATAGATGCAACATCAGAATACGCATTATTTAATGATGTTTTAATTTCACGAGCCATTTCACGTCCCGCACCCATTTGTTTCGCAATATTCGAAAAACCTCTATCCGTCTCATTGAATACCTTCATAACTTCAGTTAAACTAAAGTTAGAATCCCAAGCCTCTTTTAACTGTTGCTTGTAACCACCAATAGTACTTTTAACACCACCAATATCTTCCGAATTACCTTTATCCTCTTCACTCATAATTACAATCCTTTATAAATAAATACACCAAAGGTTATTTTTCCTTTGGTGTATAATCTTCAATTATTCGTTCAATAATATATTTTCTAATATATGTTGGTATTCGTAAAAACTCACTATATTGAACTCTTAATATCTTAGCTAATAGATAAAACTCCTCTATTAAATGTTTTCCGTAATTAGAAGAAAGGGCGAAAAAAGTCCACCCCAAAGGATACATTAAATGTAACCAATTCTCCTGACGGGGCGTTAACTTGTCTTGTTAAGTCTAATTGAGGTATATTTTCTTTTAAATATTTTCGTATGTATTTAGAATCCATAATAGGTAATGAGGAAACAAACAATGAAATATTATTTCGGTCTTCATCCCCATTTACTGATATAATTTCTTTTGATAATCTATTAGTTACAATAGGTGCATTCATACCTTTAGGGTATTTATCAGCTAAATCGTCTAATTCAACACTTTCAAAGAAAGTAATAGGTTTTAATTTAACAGTTGCGTTTGTTTTTGGTAACACAGTTGTAAAAATACCATTTTCATCAGGTTTCTCAACACTGTCTTTTAACGTTAATGTATCAAGTATTTCAGTATGTTCAAATAATTTATTAGTTTTAGGGTCTAATAAATTAAGTTTATACTCAGGACCAAATGACGAGTTTCTTAGAAAGACTAATATAGCCTCAACATCACTTTCCATTAATTCATTTGGTTTTAAATCGTGTTCATACAATTTATTTCTAAGTAATGTCATAACAATATTTTCTTTCATATTGTTACTCAATAAATAATTTTCATCATTCGCCGTTAAATAACCAATCTTAACTGCCGATTTTTTACTTTTATAAAAAATACCTTGTGTTGGTAATTTTATAACGTCGTGAGGTAATGTAAAATTTTCGGTCGCAGCCTTTAATAAATTTTCATCCATTTTTTCCATATTAATCTTTTTTTTTTAAATATAATTTACTTATTTTTATTTTAAAGTAATAAACAAAAAAATCCACGCAAACTAAATTACGTGGATTATAAATATGTTTATTGAAATTTTAGTATACTAATATACAACGGTCAGGTCTTAACGTCGCATTAATCTCAGCGATATTCTCACTGTTATACGCTAACGAACCAAAGTCAACTGAACTCAACCAAGCCCCTTCTAATATCCATTTTTCAACAACAACACCTGTTGGGTCTAAAAGTTCTAAGTCAACGTTTTTCTTATAACCAGCAGCATAACCCATACGACCTGTTACTGTTTCGGCACATAAACGAACCCATTCCATTAACGCTTGTGATGCTGATGGTCCGATAGGGTCTCTAAATTTAACATTTATCTCACCCCAGTTAAAACGACCCGCAACCCAAGTTGATGTGTTTAAGAATTGAATCTCAGTTGCACCGATAGTCATTTTAGGTCTTGATGTACTTTCCACAAACCATTCGTTAATTCCTAATGTTGACGGGAAACGTAAAATAAACCTGTTCTGTCTTTTAGGTTCGTATGGTATGGGCATTTTCATTAATAAATCAGCCATCTTATCTTGTTTTTAATTTTTTATGTTTATTTTTATTTATAAATAGTCTTTGAATGATTTTTCTATTGACTTATATATTTTTTATTTTTATATTTCTAGTAATCTAGTTAATAAATATCTAGTTAATTATTTTATTATATTATTAATTATAAATAGCTTAATATTTTATTAATCATATAATTTTCTAGTATAGAGTCGAAATCTGCTTTATCATCAACTCTACTAATTACAATCTTTTTCATTCCACCTTCAGAAGTGTCTTTAACAACAAAATGTATTTCAGGATAAATTCTTGAAAGTTCATCTTCTATATGTTGAACCATACTTCTAACGTTACTAACGTCATCATCTGAAAACCCTAATGAAACTGAACCATATTTACCACTATCTATCAAACGTCCAACTTTATAATATACTTGGTCTAAGAAATCAGATAATGCTAATTTTTTATTATGTTCAGGACTAGACGCACCTTTACTTGAGTCCAATTTAAACCTTTGACCGAACTCTTTTGATGATACTGGGTAGTATTCCCCTTTTTCATCTAAATACACGTCAATCAATTGATTATAGTCCAAATTACCGGTCTTATAGTAACCTCCTAATTCCTCAAAATCAATAACGTCTTTAATGTTGTTAATCATTTCTTGTTTTTCTCTTGGTGTTAAAGTAATGTCAATAAATAACTTCACACCTTTTTTAATTACCTTTGGACTATGACCTCTCGCGGTAATAATTGAAAATGGGTTAGCATAAATTAACGTTTCTTTAAACTTCTCAAAACTTGGGGAAAATCGGTTTTTCTTAACCGCTTTAATTGTATCACTTAAAAAAGTATCAGGATGTGTAAAATCTCTGAACGGGTCTTCATCAAATCCTATAATATTACTACCTTCATATTCAAAAGGTTCTTTACCTATTAAATGTCGATATTCAGCAAAATGGTCTGTTGGCATACCGATTGAATTACCATCGTCATCTTTAAGATAAATTTTAGTTGGCATACCTAATATATTGTCATCCCAATCTAAAGCGTATAATCTTAAATTTCTTTCTTCGGCAACTTCTTTTAATATTTTTTTAATTAAATTTCTATTACTCATACCTATAAATATTATTATATAAAAAAAAGGGAGAACTTGTCTCCCTTTTTATTTTTGAGTGTTATTTTAAATATTCTCAAACGACGCTCCTGTTGGAGTGATGTAGAATGTGATATCAATGAACTCTAAAGATTTAGTCGGTTTGATGTAAATCTTACCTGTCATTTGATTTCTATCTAAATCAGCAACGTCTGAAGATACTGTAACTCGGAAGTCATAAAGACCTCTATCTCTTCTGATAGCGTCTAAGATAGGGTTAACCGCATCTAAGAAATCTTGTCTTACTTTTTGGTCGTTTTGTTCAAACAACAATCTCACTGAAACCGCTGAAATCAATTTACGAGCTTGTAATAACAATCTTCTTACGTTAATTCTATCTAACGCTGACTCTCTAATCTGTAGAGTTTTGTTACCCCAAATAACTGTTCCCACATCTGAGAAAGTTGCGATTGGGTTAATTCTACCTTTGTATAGAACGTCTCTATCTTCTTGAGTTAATTTTTTACGTGCTTTTATTGAATTTACAATACCTCTCGTATAACCCGCAGCTGCGAACCAAGGGAATGCGATGTTATCAGTTAACGCTAAGTTTCTTGTAACTTCCGCAGTTGGTGGTAAGTAAATTTGTGTATTGTTAACACTATCTCTTGTTAATACCCAAGGGTAATAAGTTGCAGTGTAGTTAGAGTCAATACCTGTCCCTTCTAAGTTATCTACCGCCTCTTGAGGATAAATTAAATCATCCGTATTTATTGTTGGTGTAAACATGTTGTAATCAGGTGTTGTACAAATATAGATTGAATCCGCTCTATCATTTTCAATCATATCAATTGCGTGTTCTACCATATCTGAGTGGTTTACATAATCAACACCCGGTGTTGTAAATACGTTAATATTTACCGCTTCAGGGTTTGAGAATGTTCTTTGACCTAACATATATGCGTAGTAGTCAGAGTTACCCCAATCTTGAGTATTATCACCAACAGTGATTTGTTTAAATGCTCCCCAACCTGTTGATGTAGGATATTTAACCGATGGACAAGAACCTTTTAAGAAACCACTTCTACCTAACGCAAATCTATCGGTATTCGTTCTTGATTCTCTATAAATATCCCATCCGTCAAAACCACCAGCAACCACTAATGTGAATTTACGTGCGTAAAGTCTGTAGTATGGGTTAGATTCTTCTGTTGGGTCAGAACTAAAGTTTGCATT